CGAGTTCCGTCATCGGCAGCAGCCCAGATTTTGATGCGGGAAGGCTGAGGTAAAACCAATCAGGATCGCGCTGTGCGGTTTTAACAATGTCCCAAAACTGATTCTTGCCCTTTGGCGTACCGAGCATGACGCACCAACCCTGCTTATCACTCAGGGCCGGGCGAACGACAAGCGGGAATACCGAGGGCTTCCAGTCGCCAAACTCATCGCAGACGATGCCGCTAAAGCCGAGTCCGCGCATTGCGTCTGCATTGTCAGCACCGAAAAGGCGAATGACCGCGCCGTTTACCAGCGTGACCGTCAGTTCCTGTTCGTTGCTGCTTTGGGTGATTGGTTTTGCGTAATGCTTGAGGTAGTCCCAGGCCACAGACTTAGCCTGACTGCGGTAAGGGGCCACATACGCAAAAAGGGGCCATTGCCCCTTGTAGGTGATCGCGGCTCGGATGATGTCGTTAATTGCTGCGACAGTCTTTCCAGCCCGACGATGGATCACCATGCAAGCCCATCGCTGCGTCCGGTTGTGGAACGGCAGAAAGGGCCTACGCGGCGAGTATGGCAGCTTTACTGCGGATCTTCCCACGAAATGACCATCTCCTGCGGACCGCCATCTGCCCCAGTCACCTCAGTACGCGCCAGCTTGGGAACGTGATACTCAACGACAGACTGGAACATCTCAAAAGCCTTCTGCGGATCAGGCTTTACGACGTACTTCCCATCAGCGTCTATAACGCCGTCTGCGACCTTATCAAGCCACCCTTGGAGTCTCCCCGCGTTACCGTCTACGAAGGCTGCAATAGCCTCTCGCGCAGCCGCAGTAGCCCTATTAGGTGTTCCCTTTGGTCTAGCCATACTTTGCCTTTGAGTATTTTAAGCAGGCATCCGCTTTAGGGCTTCAGCCAGCTTCTTGCCCTTATCGGCCTGGTTAAATTCCTTTGCGACCTCTACGGGTACGCCGACCTTCTTGGCGAACTCTGGGTCATGTGCAGCCGCAGCCATCATGCGGCGCTGCTTATCGCTGGTGCTAGGCATTATTGTAGGAACCTTAGCTTGTAGAGGGTTTCGTCGATCAGTTCGCTTGCTTCGTCCACGATGTTCTGAAGCTGCGTTTCTTGCGGCAGGACTTCGCGGATAGATGCCACAAAGTCTTTAATCTGATTCAGGTACTTTTCGGGATCGGTTGCGACCTGAAAGCCTGAAGGATAGCTTTCGATGATGTCGTAGCAACCCTGGTAGCTTTCGGCCCAGCGGTCTACGATGTCGATAATATCTTCGTAGTACGTCTCCAATGCCTTATGCACCGCATAACTCTTGGTCTGCAGGTGCATGAAGTGGGCATTGGTTGCGCTGTGAAAAAGGACCGCGACAAATGAAGCCGCGTTTTTTTCATACTTTTTGGCCGATTCTGCCATGATTTTCACCTTTTAAGGGTTAAAACCGAGAATATTCCGGCCAAATAGGAAAGTCAACGCTGCGGCATCTCTCCCGACAGCATCGGCAAAAAGTCCTCTAGACGCATCATTACCAGCCACCGCTTACCATCTGCCCTCATGGCGACAATAGGGGTTTCGTTCTGCGCTTCTTGGCAGGCTTCCTCAACTTGCTCCATAAAGTCATAGACGGCAATCTTTGCCCTACGCTTTACTTCCCACTTAAAGCGCCCAGTCTGAATATCGTGACCGCCATCACGGGCTTGGCCTAAAGTGCGCTTAACCACCATTCCCAGGTGATCGCTCAAAATATGAGCCAGTTCGTTTTCTCCGTTAGCGCCTTTACGCCTTTGAGACGCGCTCACGTCGCCTGCTCCGGCGCAATCTCATCCAGCACCAGCTTTGCATACCCAATAATATCCACAAAATTGTCTGGGTAACGGTCATCGCCATTCAAAATGCGAGCAATTTTGGCCTGAATTTGATCCAAACTTTCACGCACAATATCAGGCTTTATCCTCCAGTATTCAGCAGAACGCATAACATCTTTTAGTTCTTGCGTAAGCCGAGCATTCTCAATGTATTGCCCATATCGTTTTTCGCGCTGCTGAAGGATGTTATCAATCACTTTTTTGCCTCTGGTGCTTTCCAATATTCTTCGCACTTACCATTGTCATACAGCGGAATCGGCATCCAGGTCTGGCCGTCCTGCCCTGGAGCAATCCTGCGCCAGCAATCATCGCATAACCGAGATTCCCCGCCGACGCATTTAACGATCTTGTCCATAGTCAATCTCGTTCAGGACTTGCCTTAACTCATCAATCGCGTCATCCAGTTCAATAATCGTCTGCCCATAGTCACACGCTTCAATGACTTGAGTAGCAGCAAAGAGCAGTTCATCAAACTGGTGCTTTAGATCCGGTTTTACATTCGGCACAGAGAAACCCCTTTTTTGTTACAGAGCCACCCCGAAGGATTCTGCTTTTCTTACACTTATAGCAAATCCGCTGGAATTCGAAATGGCTGTTGTATTTCACTTTTCTTCCCGCGCCGCGTCGATGGCGGCTTTGTATTCAGGCGGTATTTCAATCGGCATTGCGCAACAATCGCACGGCGATCCGTAAAGTCCGTCTACGTCTTGATACACGCAATTTTTAATAACCCACTTCAAAGCGAGAGCAGCCGCATCGCGCTCGGCTTCCACTTGCTCACGCCGTTCGTCCAGCAGCTTGTAGCTGTGCTTCCAAGACTCAACCTCGCCGCGCAGCCGCTCAATCTCGTCGGCGGCTTGAATACACAAGTTGGCTCCGTAAAAATCACCGTATTCACGCAGCCTCTCCACGATGTCGGTCATGCTTCCCCCTTGGCCGCGTCGATGGCGGCGTCCGCATCGTCTCCGGTAAGCAGCACCAGCTTGTCATCCGTTTCGCAGTCGATCCAGCAGCCTGCGGCTGGGCCTTTAGTTTCAAGGACAGCCGTTCTATCTCGGTTCCGTAAATAGCGATACCTTTCCGCATCTTTCACCGCCGCATCGCGCTCGGATAATGCTTTTTCCGCAGTCAACCGAATGATGATCCGCAGATAGCTGTTCATATCGCCCCTGCCGTAACTCCATTCCTTGCCAGCGGCTTCAATGATCTTTTTGATTTCTTCTTCGCTCATCGCCCGAGCCTCACGTCATCATACCGGCGCACCCAGTTACGAACTGCATCAGGAGTTTTTCCGATATGTTCGGCAACTTGAACAAACGTCATCGGGCCAATGTTTTTGAGCGTGAACTGAATTTGATCTTCCGTCCACGCTTCCTTCCCGCCGTACTTAGTAACCGATTGCTTTTTCAATTCTGTCCACCAGGTCAGCAGCAACGCCACGGCGCTGCGTGTTGTAGTAATACGTCCCACGGTCGCGCAGAAAGCGCACCGCATCGCGCAGCAAATCTTCTAACTCTTGCTCCCGAGTTTTCACAGTTTGACGATCCATATTCGTTTCTTCCCTTGGTAGCACGAAACGTAAGTTCTTTTTCCGTCTCTGGCGTATGCCGTCAACCCGCGCTTGTCATGACATTGCATATGCAGGGCAATCTCAGCATCCGTTAAAGTTGTTTCGGGAATTCGTCTGTCGTTATCGCAGCCCAGGAGGGCGACCAGCGCACAACAGGCTCCAAATCGTCGATAGACCATCTCGTAAACCCTCCCAAAGCCGGACTGATTTCCACCCACCCGTCCCAGTTGTTCTGGCGATGCGGTAAATCCAAAACTTTCGTTACTTTGGCCCTAGTCTTTTTACCCTTTAGGGTTACCCAGTCTCCAACTTTCATCATCTACACTTTGAGGCTTTGCCTTTGAGGATGTCAACTTCTTTTTGCCTAGCCGAATTGCCAAGTACCGTACAGACCGCACAGACCTGCCAAACTTGGCAGCTATCTCTACCGTAGGCGTTGTCGGATACAGTTTCATCGCCAAATCGCGGTCAGCTTTGTTCCAATAGCGATACAATCCACGAGGTTTGTCACGCGGGTGGGCTTTTTTGCCAAGCGCCGACTTAAGTGCCGGATCTTGCTTTAGCCGCCACTTGTACGCCTGAGACGCAATCGACCTTTGAGACCGGCCAAACTGGACCGCTAATTCGGCCACCGGAATGGTCGCGTAGACCTCAATCAACTTCAGACGGTCTTCTTGGCTCCAAGGGCGGGAAGTCAGCATTCAAAAGCCTTTCCGCGCGTATCACGGATGTATTTGATCGCCAATTCGGCATTACGAAAGCACTCACCCCAAAATGCCTTTCCGTTGTCTGGCGGCATCGTGCCATTGCGTTGATGCTCGCGCATTTCTTCAGCCCAAAGGTTTTTAGCATCCACTAGCGGTTGTGTTGTCTCCCCATCAAAGTATTCGCGCTTTCCTGCACGGCGTGCGATGTAGCCCAACAATTTAAGCCCCGCCATCGCATCCCATCCGTCCATATTGTTTGTCGGCGCGGCAATTTGCTTTGGGTTGTAACGCTCGTCGCCTGGGTAATCCCCGCCAACTTCGTGCGCCATCTTCAAAAATTCTGGCAATGAAGGCGGGAAAGTTCTGCCGCTATTTGCCAGCCGACGCATACCTTTTTGCAGTTCGTAATCAGAAAGCCTATTTACAAGTCTCTGCCAGTCCTCTGGGGGGACTTCGCCAAACTTCCGTACCAGGACATCCACCCCGAACATCTGGCCCATATGACGCCATACGGCGTCTATACGCGTTTCATTCATGTTCAATCACCTTTTGGTTGCCGCCATTCAGCCGCATGAACCTGTCAAATTGAGATTCTTTTTGAGCCGCCATCGTTGTCGCGCCCTTTAAAGGGAACAGTCCCTGCCATTGGTTAGCGATAGATTGTTCAACCACAGCCATTTGCTGATGGCCATACTTTGCAAGCTGTTTTGCTGCGGCTGGCTTACTTACGGACTTTAGGGGCTTGCTGATTGCGGATCTATAGTCGCACCAAGCTTTCCACGCTTCTTGATTCAGTCCATCGATTGTTGACGATTCAAAAGCAGGGGCCAAAGGCTTCTTCTTTTTTTGTATAGATGTATTTATGGTTTGGTATGGTATGGATGCCATCGATTTGCCATTGGCAAAATCATGGCTATTGCTATGGCTATTGCCATCTGCTTTCCATCGTCTAGCCGCACCAGCTTTCCCAAGTTCAGCGCGTTTTTTGGATATCGCCAAAGCCTTTTGGCGGTGATCCTCAAGGCGAGGATTGACCAATCCTTCGCTTGTGGCATCAAACTTTGAGCGCACGACGTTTAGCCAAAGGCACTCAAATTTTTCGTATTCGTAACCGGCCATTCGGGCCAGCCTACGGACATCATCCGGCAATGGTCCGGCAGACCATTGATAAGCCAAAAGCAATAGATAAAGCGCCCTTTCTTCGCCGTCCCATGTCGGCGTACTGGCGAGGAAATCGCCAAAGAAAAGAGGCATGAATGGTTGTGACATTGCTCCTCCGTAGAACAACCCGACTTTGAGAATTGCGGCAGCCCGGTCGGAAACGGGTTTTCGGGGATCAACCTAGCCGCAATCAGAACATATCAGACCTTACGGCATGACGATAGCAGGCTCCGAGGGAGTCGGAACGGTCAGGAGGCGCGTCCTACGCTTGTGATAGGCGGCCAGGGCAGACGTGCGGCCACATTCCACACAGCCGCCAGTCGAGACATACCGCTGCGTCCCGTGGCCGTGCTGGCAGGGCTTGCCGTCATAAGTCTTTGAACCGGCATTCTTTGCGTTCAATCGGTCCTGATCCATTTGTCCTCCAAAGTGTCAAACCCTCCACAAAATACACGCTTTGGGGCCAAAGTCAAAGCAAATCTTTTGGGGGAAAAGTGTTGACACAAAGCTAAAGTTTCCCTAAAGTCATTTCCGTCGAGTTGATCCACAGAAAGGAAACGACAATGACTACGCGCAAAACATGGTTTGATCCTGAATCGGATTGGCGGTATCGCCGCGAAATGGAATCCGAACAAGCTGAAGCTGCCTTGTCTGGCCTTCTAATTCAGCTTGCAGAAAAAATGATTGCCGCAAAAGCCGAGGGCCGTTGCACAAAGTGCTGGGGCAAAGGCGGGACGTTGCCTAACGGCGTCCAGTACTGCAATTGCGAGGTGTGACATGGAGTTCATCGTATTCCTGGCAATGATTGCCGCCCCCTTCAGCGTCGCAATTCTTATTTACGCAGCTTTCTATCCCGAGGAATGGTAATGGGCTGGATCAAAAACTTACTGCCAGAGGCAGACGAGGCCGAGTACCAAGAAGCTATGGAACGTGCTTGGGAAGACGCACACCTTGAATGGTGGATTGAACAAGACGCTGCTATCAAAGACGATCTAAAGGACAACGACAATGCAAAGTGAATCAATCAACGAACTGGCAACTGCGCTTTCTAAGGCGCAGGCACAGATTACGGGCGCTCTCAAGGACAGCAAAAACCCATTCTTTAAGTCTAGCTATGCCGACCTTGCATCATGCTGGGACGCCTGCCGCAAGCAGCTTACCGAAAACGGGTTGAGCGTTATTCAGACTACTGCCGTGCTTGATGCAATGGTTGTTGTTCGCACCACGCTGGCCCACAGCAGCGGCCAATGGATTAGCGGTGTTTTGCCGGTCAAAGCAAAAGATGACGGCCCTCAAGCACAGGGCAGCGGAATCACATATGCCCGTCGCTATGCGCTGGCTGCGATTGTCGGCCTTGCTCAGATTGATGACGATGCCGAAGCCGCCCAGGCGCGTCATGTTAAGGAAACGCCCAAGGCCAACCCTGAATTGCTCAAGAAGATTGCAGAATGCACCTTAATTGATGATCTAAAGGCGCTGCACAAGTCGCTGCCGGAATCGGATCGCATTGCTTGTGCTGATGCGTTTACTGCTCGCAAGAAGGAACTGTAATGGAACAGCGTACCGAAGATTGGTTTGCGGTGCGCTTGGGCAAGGTAACGGCATCCAAGATTGCGGATGTCGTTGCCAAGACCAAGACGGGCTACAGCGCCAGCCGCGCAAACTACATGGCGCAACTTGTCGTTGAGCGCCTCACAGGCGTCAAGGAAGCCTCGTTTACCAACGACGCTATGCAATGGGGTATCGACAAAGAACCGGAAGCCAGGGCCGCATGGGAGGCCAAGGTTGGCGAACTGGTCGAGGAAGTCGGGTTTATTCACCACCCTACAATCCTGATGTCAGGCGCAAGCCCTGACGGACTGGTAAACGATGATGGCATGGTCGAGATCAAGTGTCCGAACACGGCGACGATGCTGGACTACATACTGGATAAGACCGTTCCGCAGAAGTATTTGTATCAAATGCAATGGCAGATGGCCTGCGCTAATAAAGAATGGTGCGATTTCGTTGCTTACGATCCCCGCCTGCCGGAAAACCTGCGTTTGCTGGTAATTCGCGTTAAGCGCGACAACGAAATGATTGCAATGCTGGAAACCGAAGTTAAGAAGTTCCTTACGGAATTGGATGACAAAGTAACCGCCTTGAAGGAGGCTAAGCTGTGACCGAGTACGACAACACTAACCGTGGCGTTCTGTTTGTGAATAGCCAGAAGAAAACCGAAAAGTCGCCAGACTATTCCGGCTCTCTGGATGTCAACGGAATCCAATACAACATCGCAGGCTGGAAGAAGCAGTCAAAGAAAGGAACTACGTTTCTTTCGTTGAATGTCTCGCTGAAGCCTGAGATCGAGCAGAAACCGCCGCAAGTGGTGGTGCCGCCTATGCGCCAGGTTGATCCTGATCCGTTTGGCGATGAAGTGCCTTTCTAATGATTAGCGAGGAGCGCGTAGAAAAGGCCCTCCGGTATCTGGCAGAGTCCGATCTGCCAGCCGCCGAGGCTAAGGCCGATATGGAACGGCAAGAGGTCAAGTGTAAGACCGTTAAGCAAACCGTATTCCTGCATTCAGAGGGTACGGTTGCCGAACGGACTGCGATTGCAGACACGCATCAAAGCGTGATTGACGCGCAGGCCGAATATTTTGAATCGATTGCCGTATATACGCGATTTGCTAACAAGCGTGAGACTGAGCGCATTTTGATCGACCTGTACCGCACAATCTGCGCGAATAGGAGGAAAGGTGAATGAGTTGGCTCTTTTCGCAGGCGCTGGTGGAGGAATACTTGGGGGAAAACTCCTTGGATGGCGAACCGTCTGCGCCGTCGAATGGGAGCCGTATCCAGCAAGCGTATTGTGCGCCAGACAAAATGACGGATTTCTCCCGCCTTTCCCGATTTGGGATGACGTTCAAACCTTTGACGGAAAGCCGTGGCAAGGAATTGTTGATGTCGTATCTGGAGGATTTCCGTGCCAGGACATTAGTAGCGCAGGACGCGGAGCCGGAATCACAGGTGAACGATCAGGAATGTGGAAACACATGGCTCGCATCGTTGGCGAAATACGACCGCGCTACGTCTATGTGGAAAACAGCCCAATGCTCACTTCTAGAGGACTGGGAACAGTCCTTGGAGATCTGGCCGAGATGGGGTTCGATGCGGAATGGGGAGTGTTGGGAGCAGCCGATGTGGGAGCGCCGCACCAGCGAGACAGAATCTGGATCATGGCCCACTCCAACTTGCGGAATGGCGAATCATGCAACATTAACACCAGAGGCTTCTCAACGAGAAATGAACCGATCTATAAAAGTGAGGGGCACTCCATCCAGTTTGGCAATCGCAGTCCAAGCGAAATGGCCTACGCCGACAGCGCACAACGCAAAGGAAATGGCATATCCATCAGAGTTCAACCGCAAAACACCAACTTTAGCTGCGACAGTACAAATGCGGAGGTTTCCGACACCTCAAGCCAGCGACAACAGGGACCGGGGCAACCTGTCCAGCGGAGCAGTTCAGCGCAGAATGGAGAAAGGGAAACAAATCTCTTTAAACCAATCTGTGTCGGAGAGTTCTGGCGCGTTGAACCCAACGTGGGTCGAGTGGCTGATGGGGTGGCCGCCAGGGTGGACAGACTTAAAGCCATTGGAAACGGACAAGTTTCTGCTGTGGCTGCAACAGCATGGACAATCTTGAATAAAAAGAGGACAGCACAAAAATCCTCATCCGTACCGCGTAATGCACAAGTATCGGAGCAAAAAGAATGAACTTGCGGAAGCTGGCAAAGGGCAAGCCATGCATGGTCAGACTGCCTGACATATGCAATCACAACCCAGATACGGTCGTATTGGCGCATATCAGATTGCTTGGGATATCTGGCATGGGTATGAAGTCACCCGACCTCATAGGGGCTTGGGCTTGTTCCTCATGCCACGATGCGATTGACCGTCGCTCGCACATGGATCTGGAGCGTGACTATGTGCGGTTGGCGCATTTTGAGGGAATGGCACGAACGATTGCGGAACTCTATAAACTGGAGATGCTGTAATGTTTTGGAAGTTCTTTCGTAAGACTGACCCGCATACTAGCGTCATGGCTGCTGCGGAACTGGATCACGTTTACGTTGAGGATCAAGTCTATGCAGCCATTGCGAAATTTGGTGAAAATGGTTGCATTTCCGACGATGTTTGCGGCGTTCTTTCTCATCTACATAGCAATACTGTTACTCCTCGCTATCGCCGCCTTTTGCAGTTGGGGCGTATTGAAGTTACAGGGGCTTCGCGCAAGGGTTTTTCGGGACGTAACCAGAGAGTGATGCGGGTATGCAAAAAGTAATTCGCCTATTAAAAGAATTTTTCAAAGATCCGACCGTATTGCCACCGCCGGACTACAGCGTAAAGCGTCCTGCACAAGTGCTTTTGGATCAGCAAAAATACCTGTTTAAGATGTTAAGGTTATCTTAATGTCTAATAGAATTTTGACGGAAGCAGCGGTAAAAACAATTCGAAAAGCATCTAAAGTTAGAAAAAATCTTTCTAATAAAAAATTAGCAGAAAGATTTGGAGTTTCAGAATGGGCAATAAAAAATGTTTTAAAAGGCAGTCGGTGGAGTCACGTTAAATGATTCATTATCACGGGCTTCCAATGACACCTACCGCAGACATGTTAAAAGCAATGCGTGGACGTCATGCGTTGGTTTCTTTTGAGCATCCTTCGCAAATTGCGGAGGCAGCAGAAATATGCCAATCAGTCATACTAGATAACGGCGCTTTTTCCGCCTGGAAACAACAAAAGCCACATGACTTTGCTGGCTATGTTGAATGGGCAAATTTGTGGCTAAAGCATCCAGCCGTTGAATGGTGCATTATTCCTGACGTAATTGATGGAACCGCAGAGCAAAATGATGATTTGATTAGATCATGGCCGATAAGATCGGAATATTCTGTTCCTGTGTATCATTTACACGAACCGTTGCAACGATTAAGTTGGCTTTCAAAAAAGTTTGCTCGAATTGCACTTGGAAGTTCTGGCGAATATGACACGCCAAACAACCCTAAATGGTGGGGGCGAATGGCAGAAGTGATGGATATGATTTGCGATAGTGATGGAATGCCGCGTGTAAAACTTCATGGACTCAGGATGCTGGATCCTGATTGTTTTTCGAGACTTCCTTTGGCATCCGCAGATTCATGCAATGTTGCCCGTAATATTGGAATAGATAAGGCGTGGTCAGGTCCTTACGTTCCCTCAAGTAAATGGGCAAGGGCGTTAGTAATGATGGACAGAATTGAATCTCACGCTTCCGCGAGACGATGGAGCGGAGAAACTTCCTTTCGTAATTGGGAACTTTTTGGTTAAGATTGGGGGATCGTCCAAAGGTAGGACAACAGACTTTGACTCTGTGAATCTAGGTTCGATTCCTAGTCCCTCAGCCACGTTTTCGCAGCCAGGACAGATACGCAGCCCCTTCTTCGGGATCCCAAAAGACCTTTTGATTGATGATTTTTACCGTGATTGTATGGCCCAAAAGGCCAAATGATTTTGGTATCCGGCGCACGTTCGCCCCTATGACAAAAACAGCCTTTTTTCAGCTTCTCGCCGTTTTACCAGCCCAGGCAGCACTTTGCCGCCACCTCGCGTATAACGCAAAAATGCATCCGCAGCAACTTCTATATCGCCACGATTATACGAAGTCCGAATCAAGGAACGCTGTAATGCCCCCAAGCCACAGTTATAGGCAAAACTGACCAAAGCATCGAATGCTGCTTGATTAGCAGTAGCCCGAGGGCAAAGTCGGGCCACGCCTCGCTCAGTCGCGTCAAGTTCTGAACGCAAATACGAATCAATTTCATCTTGCGAAAATACCTTGTCGTGTTCAGGCCGAAGCGCGTAGGACGGCCTATCAGCCAGTTTCAGGCGAATTTGCTCAGGGTATAGGACTGTGCCATACCCAACCGTCCAAAGCCCCGCAGGGCAGCGGTAGGGCCTTTTACGGCATCCCTCGAACCGTTTGATGAGGGATATGCCTTTTTCGCCAGTTTTCACTTCTTTTGGAAGGCTTGAGTCCCGAACCAGAACGCTACGATAGATGAAAGAATCTGCATTTCATCGTCCGAGAACACCCGAGTCAGCAGTTCCCCGAATGGCGTTCCGGTGTAATAGCCGTACCAAAACCCAACCGCATTAACGGCGACCAGTTCCAGAACGAAAATATAAGTGATTACAGGACGGACGCTGGCGCGAAGATTGATAATCCAGGTTGATGCGCCCTTGCCGATCTCTACGTCATGGGACAGCAGCGCAGCTTGAGTATCTGCCTGCGTCTGCATTGCGATCTGGTCAGACCGGATTTCCTCAACCTTTTGTTGTGCCGCATAGCCCTGCGC